TTCGTAAATTCTTCCGTTTTTGTTTTTTATGTCGAACTGTGTAAATGTGCCTTCTAGTGTGATATAGTCATCATCACCCTTTTGCACTAAAGTTTCACCAGAACGTTCTAAAATGAGTAGTTTCTTGGACATTGTGTCTCTTAATTTGTATTTCTATATATCATATACTCCATTGGGAAATTTAGAGTTCTAACCCTGGGATGTCTTCATCACCACCTGCACCACCTTCTCCTTCGGCATCTATTCCTAGATCTCCATCGGTTTCCGCATTAGCTTTTTTAAATTTCTTAGGATCTTCACCGTCGATTATTTTTTCAGCATCACTTGGATCATATCCTTGCTTAACTAGATCGTCGATTTCTTTCATCTTCCTATTCTTTTTCATGTCTTCTTCAGTGAATCCGCCATATTTCTTAATTAAGAAATTTAAGCTAAAGAAAGGAACTTCATTCATGTCTTTGTCCTGTTCAGTTAAACTGCTTCTTACTTGAGATATAAAATCTATCCTTTTAGTTGCAAGTTCCATCTGTTTTAATTCTTCAAATACGTTATCTTTATTGTATTTGATTGTAAGATTTCCTTTGAAGTTAGTATCATCTTCAAGTTCAGGATAATCTAAACATATTTGAAGATACAAAGGCTTTACAAGAATTTCTTGGAAAATTGATCTTAATCTATTGATAAACTTAGCAAACTTAATCTCTTCTTTGTCCATACCTTCAGCTGCCATTTCGTATGTAGCTGGAGAATCTTTATCAAAACGACTAAAAGGAATTTTAGAAGCAAGTTTTAATTTATCAGAAAACCATTGTAAGGCTTCAGTATCTGATAACTGAGGGCCATCATTGGCTAGAGTATCAATTTCTGGTTGTTCACCGTCTTTAGATGGTAACCAATATTCCTTGTGGAACTGCATCATTGGTTTGCCATTGGTTTGAATCTCTCCAGATTGCATATCGAAATTCACCAATTCTCTATAGTTATTCATCAACTGTGCAAGAGATTGTTTTGCTCTTGTTTTTGATTTACCGCCTACAGGAATTACAAATTTCATTTTAAAACTTGCATTTGTAACAGCCCATATAATTCTAGAATGTTCCATAACCCTGAGCAAGTTAAAAGATCTGATTAATCTCTCAACATAAGATACTCTAGATGGAGAATTTACTGAAGAGTATGCAAGATAAATTATTTGCGAATCATAAAGAATTCTTTCCTTTGGGCCGCCTCCTTTATATTGAATCCAGATCTTTTTACCTGATTCTTTATCAACTGCTGGCATTAGAGATACAGGATCTAATTCTTTGAAACCGATAATATGTCTTTGTTCGTCATCATAAATGATTTCAAATGCAAGATAACCATCAACCAACCACTTGCGAAAATAATTCCATGCTGATTGGCCATCACTAAATCCAAAATACTCATAAATTTTATTGAATGAATCAATAAGACCGTCTTTTACTTCTTTGCTTACTGAAGTATTAATCATAGGATATGCAAAATAATTAGTTTCGTCATATACTAAGGCTTCGTCAGTTACAGTATCTAAAATATCTTCTATCTCATCCTGTACTGCAAAATTTCTTAATTGATCTCTTTTCTTTAGATAAGTCTTATCGAAATAAGAAATGTTTTTCTTATTGGAAACGTCTGTCATCGACAGAGAAGCAAAGAGATAGTACATATCATCAGAGTCATTTCCCATGGGATTAAACATTCCATAGCCTATCTGATTCTCGGTAAAACCTACGGCTCTCGAGTTCTTCAAAACCATATCGTCATAATTCATCCCTAGACGACTAAGACGTTTTAAGGCATCCGATACGGGATTACCTTTGGTCAGTGACCCTTTTCTGTCTGAAAATCCAGCCATATTTTATTTTTTTATGAGTATTTGATTCTCTTATTTCTTATATATTGTTGATAGCCTTCAGACACTAATGCTAAGTTCGTGCCTTTAAAGTATTTTGGTATTATACAGCTCGCCAGATGCCAATTTTCGTATGTTAATTCGTACGCTTTTTTTATTTGTGGCTTGCTATACATCCTTATAGCATAAGAAAAGAAAAAAGTTTTTTCTAGAGGGAAAAGATCGTTATATTTAAACTGCAAAGCTTTTTGTTTCTTTACGTTTAAACCGTTTTCGCTATTGAACTGTTGTAATAATTGTGGTTTAAATGCATCAAACCAAGCTTGTAAAAAATTAGGTTTTGCTATCTCAGGTATGAAATTGATATTGATGCCTATCATATAGCCTGGTTCGTAAATGTATTTTCTACTGAATTTACCTTGAAAGCCTGCCTCTAATCTATTTGAGTCTCTACCAGTTTCGCCTAAACAGATTACGATAGGTTTTTGATCAAAAGGTTCTTCTGGCCAAAGAGGGTTTGGATAATCAAACAAATACATTTTTCCTGGTACAAATTGATCAGTGTCCTTTAACTCTTTGACTGTTGAATTTTTAATACTTTCAACTTCTTCAACCCAGTTTAAAGCAACATTAGAAGCGTTAGACAAACTTTTAGCTTCTTTGACAAAAGCTTCTCTTCTCTTTTTAATTTTGAGATATTCAGCGGCTTTTGCAAGCTTTTGAGTTTCGTAAATGTGTATGAGTAGAGGGGTATTTGGCATTAGATCAATTTACTATTTTCTGTGATTATCATCACTTTCATTGCTCTATCAGCTGCAAATTTTTTGAGTGCATCGAGTTTACATAGATTAGTAACGTATGCATTATATGCGTATTTAAAAGAAGATACGGCTTTCTCGGTAAGTCTTTTTGGGGGTTCTGGTTTTTTAAGCTGAGCAGAAGGCTTTACTTCTACCAAATATCTCTCTTCAGTGTTTCCTCTTTTTACAATGATAAAATAATCTGGATAGTAATTGTGAAACTTTTTATCCAGTACATTGAAGTATTTGATCTCGGCAGGTTCAGAACTCCATTTGAGAACTGCATCATTAGTGTCGCAAAAAATAGCAAACTTTTTTTCCCATGAAGATCGGCAAATAATAGGAAGTTCTCCTACATATTTGCCGAGGTTCTTAGGTTCAAAGTAGCTTTGTTTAAAGCCTGATTTGTGGTTAGGCTTAATCTTTTTTATCTTACTCATTAGATGCTGTATATGCCTTCAGAGTCATCTCCGTGGCTGTCCATGCTAATGGTACCTTTGTACTTTTTAGGGTGAATTTGGTTCCAGCCTTTAGCGAATCCTCTTTTTGCTATTTCTGTAAAATATGCAAAAGCATTCGATCCTTTTTCCGGGTTGAAGCTTCTCCAATACTTTAGAAGATCTAAATAGGCTGACGAAATGCAGTCTTTTCTATCTTCTGGATTTTTGTAAACAAGCCTCTGAGAGGCTTTGTTTGCAATTTTTATCATCATTTCCTGTGCTCTAGTAGTCAGGGCGTCTTGTTTCTTCGAAATTACTATTTCGTCGTAAAATTCTTTCGGTTTTACGTAATAGGGTTTTTCTACTTTCGGTTTCATTAAATCTGTGCTTTAAGGTGTTTTCTCAATGTCATTCCAGTGTCGCCATCTAATGTTCTATATGCTATTTCTTGCGAATCTGCAGTCTTAGCATATTCATCAGCGTTGACTATTATTTTATCACCAACGTTCAGTTTTGTATCATTCTGCGCAACCACAACGTAAGCTTCTGAAGATTTTAACGCCTCAGTTATCTTTTTTTTTCCGCCAATTCAGAAATTTGATGATACACAGCCTGAAGTTCTTTTTCCTGGCTTTCTATTTCGCTACTTACTAAAGAAAAAGCCTCCTTAAGTTCTGCAACTTCTGGATGCATAGCCATTGCAGCTATAACTTCTTTTTTCTTATCTTCATAAGTTTTAATATTCTCTTGAAGAGAATTTTTCTTCGTTTGAAGATCGAAAGCGTGTTTTTCTTCGTTAGTTAACATTTCCTGTACTAGTGGAGAAATATCAAAGTTAACAAATTCATTTACCAATTCTTGTGCAACTTTGGCACTTTTTACTTGGATCATTTCATTGCAACTCATAGCTGAATTGATTCTGTTAACGAAAATACTTTCGTTTATTTTAGCAATATTTACAGCTACTCCATTACGTTGCTTAGAAACGATAGATGTGAAAATGTCAATTTCTTTAATTGTATCGAGAGATTCTATCAAAAATGCTATTTTTTCAGCTTTGATAGATGCATCATTAGAAGTAAGAGCACTTTCTTGTAGAGCAATCATAATTGCGTCCGGTGTTAATTTTTCAAGAATAGTGTTGCCTACATAAACTTTTCCTTCGTTAATACTTAAAGTATTTCTTTTACCATAGTAATTGAAAACAGTAGTTGTACCTTCACCAACAATAGAGAAGATTGAAAGAGCATCTAAAGTCTTTAAGAATCTCATTTCTGGCTTCTGTGACTCATTTACTTCTGCGATTCCGCTTTCAGTCACTGCATAGAATTTACCAGATAGAGCAATAGTTACTGAGCCATCTGCATTTTCTTGAACGGGACTAAATACTTTTCTAAGAGCACCTGCTTGAGTGTCTTTCATTTCGTTAAGAGTAGTTGCAATTTTTTGAACTGCATTTCTCAAAGGTACTGACCAAGAATGAACGCCTAAAGTTGCGTAATTTTCTTTGATGTAATCTTCACCTTCTTCGATCATTTTTTCAATAGCTTCAACTGGTTTTGAATTAAAAGCTGCAAAACGATCGCTTTTCATATTATGAAGAGCTTCCATCAAGTAGATAGAAAATCTATTTTGAGATTTCATTTCATCAATGTGAATGCAAAGATTCTTAACTGATTCTATCCAAGCATGTTCATGCAATTTTTGTCTTAGAAAGCTTGCAGTTTCAAAGATATTTTTCTTTTCAGTAATAGCCAAAACTTGCTTCTTTAACTTTGAAAGCTCAGCTTCAGCGCCAGCTTTATTCATGTTGGAATCTTCTAATGACTTGTTAGTATTATCGATAGATTGGAGAAGACTAGCTGCTTTTTCTACGTCTAGAGATTTAAGAGAAGCATCGATAGCCTCGTTGATCTTCTTAACAGAGAAACCGTATTTACCGGAATTAGCTGAATCGAGTTCTTCAACAGACTGCTTTGTTTCTTGAATCTTCTTTACGAGATTTTCGATTGAAAACTTCATGTTTGTATTTTTTGTTTGTGTGTTGTTTTCTTCTACGCTAATGACCTGTAAAAAAGTCCTAGCGGCTTGCTGCATTGCGACTTCTTCTGAAGTCGGTGTAGATGCAGGCATTCCTTGGATGTTATTTGCAACCTTTTCAGGTGCAATTCCCATTCCCATAAGAATGCTGTAAATTTGTGCATCGGTCTTTCCGCTCTTTCTAAATTCATTAACCAGAACAGAAAGAGTGTCCTTGGAAGCAGCTGTTTGATCAGCGCTAGGAAAGTGGCCGTTTAGATAAACTGGGTATCCCATTTGATTCTTATTTTCATTATTTCTATATATCTCGTCTAAGTTTAAACATTATCGTCAGGTGCATTCCTATACTGCCTGCTATCACTAGATTCTAAATCATTTATAGTTATAGGTTTCACCGATGTTTCAGAAAATACGGGCCCAGTAGGTCCTAATCCACCTGTAGGATCAGCCAGAGTATTATAGCCTTGATTGCTCTGTTCATCGTTACTAAATGGAGCTTTTCTGTAATCGTCTATAGTATTGTCGATAGATTCCATTACGTTTCCAAAATAAATTCCATCGCCATTGTAAACACCAACACCAGAAAGTCTTGTGTTGTTAGAAGTTTCACGAACTTGCATAGGAATTTCTGAAAGCTGTAATCCATTTTCAAATACGTAGAAAAAGCTTTTTACTTCTAGTGAAAAAGTTACTTTGTATTCTTTTCTATCAGTGAAGCCGTATTCGAATAATTGTTCCTGTCCAAGATCTTCGGGCAAAGCAAAATTAGATTGAGCCTGGAATCCGCCATAGTCAACATAGAACAAATTATTCTTGTAAAGAGAGCTAATAAGTGATTCCGTTACTTTAAAAAGTTCTATAGTATTGTTTACAACAACTGTAGTTGAAAAGGAGAGAGTTATAGGAATAGCCTGAGTCATGAGAGCAAAGGTCTTCAATTGACCTTTATATGGTCTGATGATCTGAGTTCTTACGAATTTATTGATTAGAGCAGAAGAATCTATGGAAGAAGAGTCGAGCTGAATTACACCTCTGGGTATTCGATCATAGTCACCTATTGCTTTAGATTCTGCTAAATTGTCAAAAAGAAAATTATCTAACAAGAATCTTTCCTGTCCAGTAACAGAATAGTAAAAAGGAACGGCAATCTTTTCTTTAGTATCTTCGTCTAATACATTGTAAAAATACACTTTGTTATTGAGCTCTTGAAGAAGTGCTGCGATGATGTGTCTCAGAAATGAGAGGTCCTTGTTGAATTCTGCGTTATAAGCTGACACTGGTAGACGATCTTTTCTTATTTATCATTGCTTAAACGCTGCGGCCTTATGATATTTGATTATAGTATTATAGGACTGCTGCTACATAGGTCATGAGATGATCTCTGTTGTTATCTCGCTAAACCCCGAGACCTTACTTATTTCTATCTTTTTATCAAAAAGTTCACTGGGTAATACGGTGTGATTTATCACGAAAGCGTTCATCTTGGTCTCTTTAATAGTTTCGTGTAAAATTCCTAAAATATGATAGACTCCGTCACCGTCTACAGAACTAAAAATTTCATCCAGAAATAAAACGTTAAGACTTGGAAATCTCACTTTCATCATTTTAATCAGAGATATCACAATAGCAAAATCTGCTTTTTTTCTCTCACCGGTACTTAATGTTTTAGGATTAACATCTTCTCCTAAATGAGTTATAATAGAGTCAAACTTATTGTCGAAGGAAATATTAAATTGAATACCTAATCTTCTGGTCATTTGTAAAATGTTGGCATTTAAAGAAGGTAGAATCATTTTCATCGCTATGTTCTTAATGCCATCATCACCTAGCATGTTTTCTAAAATTCCTACAAAATGTTCTTCCGATGTAAGATTAGTTTTGTTAGCTGTTTTAGTTCTTTCTTTCTCTTGAAATTCTTCTATTAAGGATTGGAATTCTTTGTGCTCTCCTTTGTCCATCTTTTTAGCAAGATCTAAAAGTTCATTTTTAAAGCCTTGTATCTTGCTATTAAGATCTGATATTTTAGTGATTACTTTCGTCTCTTTGCTTCTGATTTCAGATATTTCTTTCTCTACAGCTGATACTTTATCTCTTACCTCTTTTAATTCTTTTTCAGTGCCGCTCTTTTCGGCTTCTAATTTTTCTTTTAATCCTTGATGAAAATCCGAATGAAGATCGGCATGGCAGGTCGGACATTGATCATTTTTGAAAAGCTCTAATTCTTTCTCTAATTTTCTCTTATTAGATTCTTTGCTAATTAGAGTTTTACGATCGTCTTTTAAGCTATTTTCTTTATCAGACTGTTGTTTTTTGATAGTGTTTTTTGCATCTTCTAACTTAGTCTTATTTTCAGACAATTCTAAAAGTTTTTTCTTTAGCTCTTCTATCTTTTCTGTATTTTGCTCTTTGGCATTTTTCTCTAAGATTTCTAACTTTCTTTGAGTTGCTGTAATAGAATCAGTAATGGCTCCTAGCTCATCTTCAATAGTTTTAATACCTGATCTAAGTTCTCTCTTTTCTTTCTTTACTATTTCTAGCATTTGATTGATAATAGAAAAACCAAAGATTTTATCAACGATAGCTTTTTTATCACCTGGTGACATGGTGAGAAAGGATTTAAAATCATTTATTGATAAAATAATCAGATTTTTAAAGACGTTAGCATTTATACCGAATAGCTCTTCTTCTAAATATTCTTGAACGTTAGACTTTCCAGCCTGATCAAAATCAGCGCCATCTATTTTTACTTTAAACACTGAAGGAGCTAAGCCTCTTTCTATTTCGATCTTCTTTCCTTTTGCTTCAATGTAAATTTTACCCCACAATTCTTTATTGATCCTGTTAGGCAAATCAGAATTAGTAAAACCGTCTACTTTGCCGTAGCATAAAAATTTAATGATGTTAGCAAGTGTGCTCTTTCCATTGCCGTTGTTGCCTGTAATAAGATGCAAACATCCTTCAGATTCCATGTCTATGGATTGAACTTTATTGCCGTACGACGCAAAGTTACGAAATTCTATTCTGTTTATTTTCATTCTTGATTCACCTTTTGATAGAGAGACTCTATCGATGTTAACAATCTTTCTTTTATTTTATCGTCATAGCTACATGTATCAATGAATTTTTTAGAAATATTCATGATATCATAGTCACTTGACATTTCATCTTCTGAGTTTATTTCGTCTCCGTCTTTTTCAAAAACTTCAGTTTGTATGCTTCGGGCTGATCCTTCAAGCAGATTTAAAAGAAGACTTACGTTATAGTTAGAAAAAGTAGCTCTATCAACTTTTATGTCTACAAAATTATTTTTAAATTCTTCTCTTAACTCTTCTATAGTTTTATCAAAAAGAGACTCTATTGTGTGTTTTACAAATTTAGGAGAATAATCATTTTCCAGAAAAGTTTCTACTCCTGTATTCGGTTCTAATGTCCAAATGCCTTTTGGATTATTTCTATCCGATCGGGTCATCTGAAAAATATTGCCTACAAATGTAACGTTTTTATTGCGTTGAGAATAGTGAATATGTCCAGAATACATGCCTTTGTAATCACTAAAAACTTCTATTGAATTACCACCTTCATGTAATACGTAGGGGTTTGGATTTGTTCTGAGTCCTCTTACTTCAGAATGACAAAAAACATAATCTATCTTCTTAAAAGACGATAGTGTTTCTTTTTCATGATCTTTGTCTCTTCGCCAAGGCATAAGAAGACATTTTGCATTTTTGAATTCATGTACTTCAGGTTCTTTGTAAACTGTGACATTTTTAATGTGCCTTAAAATATCAACAGAAGAAATATCATTTGTATTTTTTCTGTATATGTCGTGATTTCCAACTATGATGTATACTGGTAAACGTTGGCCTATTCTTTCAAACAGATCGATCGCATAACTAGCAACCATTAGATTCATGGTTTGTCTATTGTCAAATACGTCGCCTAGACAATAAAAAACATCACCCTCTTTTACGTTTTTATCCAGCCAAGGCAAAAAGAAATTCTCGAAGTAATCTTTAGCTATTTCAAACCACTCTAGATTATTTGATCTAATTCCAAAATGCCAATCTGATGTGAAAATTATTCTTTCTGCGTTTATTTTCATTTAAAGGTTGTAAATTGGCCGTTGACAAAATTAATGTGTTGTGCTTTACCGTCCTTATGAATTATTACATGTGACTGAAGCCAAGAGCTAGGACCCATATTGTAATTAACTCTAAGTTTGGTAGAAGTTCCTACTGAAAGAGCGCCGTCTTTTCGACCAGGTGAATGATAATGGCCTACCACCATTTTAGTATTAAGTTTTCTAAACTGTAAGAGAGATCCTCTTGAACCATTAGAACCGATATCTCCATGCTGACCAAGTTCCCACTTATTTACCACAAAACTATCATTGCGGCCTAACGTTTTCATCTGTGGAAATTTCTTGTTGATAAGATATGGAATTATCCCGTTAGGAGCTTCGCCTCTAAGCAATAGGTAACTGTATTCCATGTACTCTATAGAGTTTTTCATGGTATTGGCTTTTCGCCAATCAGTGTTCTTTAACCATCGATCTAAAAAATCATCGTGGTTGCTTCTTACTACAGTGACATTATAGTCTTTAAATGATTCCAAGCCCTGAAGCATTGCATCTATTTCATTCTTTAATGAATTAGTGCCATCTGACTCTCTTTTAAATTGCAAGAACGGATCATTAGCTTCATGATGATTGATAGAAAGTCCGTCAAACACATCGTGAAGAACAACGTGATCAGGCTTGATTTTTTTCATCATTTCTAATGTCTTCTTGATGACCACTTCATCATGTTGGCCATAGTGAAGATCACCTAGAATCAAAGCCGAGATAGAACTAACTTCGTTAATAACGCTTTTGCTCTTATTCATGTCATATTCTACCTGATAGTAAAGATCATGAAAGTTGCCGTCCTCTTCAGCTGTAACTTGGCGAGCAAAAAAGACGTCTTTATCTTTTATTTCTACAATAACAAAGCCTAGCGTGTGATGAAATTCTCCTTTTTTACCTGATTTAGAATCTGTATAATTCTTTTCGGTGCATGCACCTGTCGTAATCATCATCTTTGGCATACATTCTTGTAAAACAGGAATCATTTCCAATTGAACTTTAGGTGAGCCAAAAATGCAAGAGTTAATTCCACTCATACCCTGTAATCCAGTCATAGGATCTACAGCTGTAGGTTGAATTTTTACGTCTGACATTATCCACATGTGTTTATGGATCTCGTGACGATTTGCATCAAGATATTGTGCTATCCTGTCAGACCAAGTTTCATAGTTTTTATCGGTGAAAATTGACGTGGGATTTTTATATCGTCCTGCTATAACATGTATGCTTGCGTCTATCTTTTCTGCGTATGCTTCAATATTAGAGATGAAAGCCTCATGTACAGGCGTATCATTCTGTGCCCATGTTACGATAAATCTTTTCTTCTTTTTGTCAAATATTCTTTTTCGAGCCTCGATAAGCTGAGGAGATTCCTGATCAGACTTTTCCTTGATGCCTAATTTTGATAGCCAAATCTGAACAGTTCTTTCAGACTTGCCGATAAGTTTGCTGAGTTCAACCATACGTGCATCGTATGTTTTCTCGCGATCCCAATACACTTGGGCTAGATGCTGAATATCTTCTTCAGTTAGTTCTTCAAACTTCATCATTTTAAAATAATTTTCTGATCTTCTTCTTCTCTAAAACATTAGTGGCTTTGTCGAGCTCGTTAATCAGTTCGTTTTTGTACTTATTCGAAAGAGATGAATAAAACTTAGCTGGTGCAATGTCAAAATAATCTGTTAAGTGTGAGAAAATGTCAATTCTTCTAATATTTAATAGATTAGAAGAGACGTATCCAAACACTTCATTCATCTCTAATTTGTTTAATTTTTGGTATTTTAAGTTTTCATCAATTAAATTATGAACAGAAAACTTAGAATTTTCTATTAGTGCATGTACCTGTTGAAAAAGTAATCTATCATGCAATTTTTCTTCAGGATGATCGTAAGAGTGAAAGCTGCTGTCTACAGCAAAACTGACTTTTGCATAGCTTTCATGTTCGATATCACCATAAGTGTTATCAAATATTTTATCAACTTTAACTTTAAGAGGGCTTAATGGATTACCATCTCCATCAACTTCGTCCGCTTCGGGTTCATCATAAACCTTTTCTTCTTTATCATCGAAGATATCGACAGCTTGTGTTATTTCGTCAAGCTCATCATCTCTAAATGTATCTTCTTCGTTTTCTATCATGATTGATTTGTAATTATGTCTGAAGTCTCAGAGAGCTTCATGTAGTTATAGTCTATAGTGAATCTGCACTTAGTCCCTTTGCCTTCCCCGTCTCTTATCTTTAAGACTTTTAACCAATATTCTTTTGCAGCATGCATCATAGAATCTTGAATGATAGCATACATCATATCAGCTGTGTGTGCAAGACCTGCTGATTCTGCAATATTTTGCATGGTAACTTCTGAAGCATCCCAAGCACCTCGAGTAAGCTGTGTAGCTGTTATGACCAACCAATCATTTCTAACAGCCATAGCTCTTAGATCTTCTGCGATTTGCTTGATCTTTAAATATGTATTTTCGCTATTTGGATTTCTATAGTTTGCAAGAATATTGATATAGTCAATGATAATCGCTTTTAACTTAAATCCTTGTTTTTCTTCTAAGCCCTTTAAAAAGTTTTCTATCTCTAATACAGTTGCTTGACTCGTAGGAAATTCTTTTACAAATAATTTACCAGGAGGCATTAGTCCGTTTGAAATTCTTTCTAATCTTCTCTTCATGAAATCTCTATCAGCACTCTTTGCTTGATATTCAGACATTGGAACTCCAAGTAAATTAGCTCCAATTCTCTTGAGAACTTTAACTGCCGCCATCTCAGCAGTTACATAAACCGTATTGTAACCCATTCTTACAAAATTTGCAGCGTCGTTGGCCATCCAAATTGACTTTCCTACGTTTTGCTCTCCGGCATAAACGATAAGAGCCTTTGGATCGTAACCTCCGTTTGTCAGTCTATCAATGAAAGTTAGACCTGATTGGATCTTTTGACCTTCTAATTGTAAGTGATCTTCTGGTGAAAAGAAGTCTAAT